GGTCCCGGAGGTGGGCCGCCACCCGTGGGGCTGCTCCCGAGCGCTGAGTAAGTACCTTCCGCCTCCGGAAGTGACCACCTGCAAGAGCGGCATGGTGCGGCTGCCCAAGGGCGCCACGCCGCTGCCCATGCAGGGCCGTGACCGTCCTCAGCTGGGCGGGTGGGGGCTGTACGGCTACAGCCGGTATCTGCTGCCTGAGAAATAGCGCTTTTATTTTAATAACAAAGTTTAGTATTATCTATCTATAGATAGCGTATCCTCTTGAAACCTACGGAATATCTACGGACAACCGCAAGAAAGTGAGGGAAAAGCCTTGCAAACAATTAGAAAAGGTGATAAACTTGCCATAAAGGATGGATATGCAGTTTGCCCGGTCTGCCGACACAAGACCAGTCAGGCAATCAGACCGGACACCGTGGCGGATAATCTCCAGCTCTGGTGCCGAAACTGCAAAGCGATCCATCTTGTGAAAATTGACCGTGGCCAGTGCTCGATGATTAGCCGGTGCCGATGATCCCCAGCGTTGGGGGCATCGGTGCCGGTTTTTGTTTTGCATTGTTTTTGGCCTGTGCTCTTGTAGCCGGTGCTAATGCTCCGCCGTTGCGGCGGGTATTGGCATCGGCTTTTGTTTTTGCCCGGAGGTGATAGCCCGTGGAACAGATGGCCGGTGCCGGTATCTCTGGCGCAAGACTTCAGGAGCTGATCTCACTGCTGGCGGCGGGCCATGAGTATAAATTTTATTCTTGGCCTGAGTGGAGGGCACTGCGGCTGGAAGTCCTCCGGCTGGATCGGTACGAGTGCCAGCACTGCAAGGCGGCTGGGCGTTACCGCAAGGGGTACATCGTGCATCACGTCAAGCACCTTCGGCAGCGGCCTGACCTGGCTTTGAGCGTGTTTGACCCGGATACGGGCCAACGTCAGCTTGAGACGCTGTGCAAGCAATGCCACGAGCTGGAGCATCCAGAGAGCCAGCGGCAATTTCAGCCGAAAGCCTTGCCAATCACTGCTGAGCGGTGGGATTGACCCCCCTTGAGAAAAACGGCTTTGACCCTTTCGCTGCTAATCGGGTGGGTCCAGGACAAAAGAGGGGCCGACGGGCGTGCGCGGCGCCGTGACGCGCAGGCGGCGCGGGCGCGGAAATGATTCTGCCGGTTTCAAGGGCACAGAAGCAGTGGATGGACCGATTTGGAGACATGCTGTCGGGTGCAAGGGCACAGAAACGGAGGATGGTCTGATTTGGACACATGCTGCCGGGCTAAAGGGCACAGAAGGGGATTCGGTTGCCGAAGGCGTCCAGCTGGAGCTATCAGAGTCCGGTAGAGCCCAGGCCTGATTTTGGCTGATGAAAAAACACGACCCGGCTTGTGACCCGGCCCCTGTGCCGGCTTCACTCTTTCTTCCCTTCCGGTCTCCGTGACCTACCACGGAGGCCGGGTCATGGGCCGGAGTTGCCGCCCTGCCTGCGCCGAAGGTCTGCGCTGGATGCGCGGGGTATTGACGTAGACGCGGTGGGGCGGCACGGTCCGATTCGGACACATACTTCCGGTGTGCACGGCGGCGCTTGCGCCGCAGCGGGTTTAATCCTCCTGTTGGCGGCTCTGGCTGCCATGCGAGAGCCGCCGTGTGCGCCGGACGGAAAGAAGCGGGAGGAGCTTTATGGAGCAGGCAAAGGACTGGAGAAAAACCAAACAGTACCGGGAACTGAAAAAGTCTATGTTAGATAATCTGGAAGCCAGAGGCCTTTTGGAAAAAGCGTACACCGACAAGGTGGACGAGTATCTGGACTTCTGGGTGCGGCGGCAGGAATTGCAGACGGATGTGGCTGAGCGCGGTCTCTCCGTGATAGATGACCGGGGCCGCATTACGGAAAACCGCAGCGTGTCTCTGGAAATTCAGGTGGCCCGGCAAATGTTGGCCGTATGGACGGCACTGGGCTTTAAGGACGCCGCCGCAAAATCGGACGTGCCGGGAGGCATGGACGATGAGCTGTAAGCTGCCGCCAGAGGTTGCGGCGTATCTGGAGGCAGTGGAGGCAGATAAGCCCCGGGCCTGCCCGGAACAGCACGCCCTGGCGGCGCATATCCGGCGGTGCTTTGAGACAGAAGATCTGCGGGTGGATACAGAGCAGCTTCGGCGGTACCTGAGTTTGTCCCGCTATTTTCCGTATAAAGACCTTTTCCTGTGGGAGCAATTCCTGACGGCGCTTTGGATGTGCACCTACACCGCTGACGGACGGCCTCGGTGGAAGACCCTGTTTTCCATGGTTGGCCGTGGCGCGGGAAAGGACGGATTTATCGCATTTGTTTCTATGTGCTCTACCTCTCCCTACAATCCGGTGGGCAGCTACAACGTAGACATCTGCGCCAATAACGAGGAGCAGGCCATGACGCCGGTGCTGGATTTGGTGAACACGCTGGAACTTCCCAAGAGCGAAGCAAAGCTGAAGCGGTTTTACTACCACACAAAGGAGCTGGTGCAGGGGCGGAAAAACCGGGGCGTAGTCAAAGGGCGCACCAACAACCCCAAGGGACGGGACGGTATGCGCTCCGGCATGGTGATCTTTAACGAGGTCCACCAGTTTGAAAACTACAACAACATCAAGGTATTTATCACCGGTCAGGGTAAGGTGGCTCAGCCCCGCGTGGGGATCTTTACCTCCAACGGCGAAATCAATGACGGGCCTTTGGATGACTATCTGGCCAGAGGACGGCGGATCTTATTTGAAAACGAGCCGGACAACGGCTTTCTTCCCTTCATCTGCTGTCTGGAGACCCGGGAGCAGGTCCATGACCCGGAAAACTGGTACATGGCAAACCCGTCCCTGTTTTATTTGCCGGATCTGTTTCAGGAGACGGCGGACGAATACCGGGACTGGGTGGAGCACCCGGAGCAAAACGGCGATTTTCTGACAAAGCGAATGGGCTTGCGGGCTGGATTTCAAGAGATCAGCGTGACGGACTATGAAAAGATCCTCAAGACCAATAAGCCACAGCCTGATCTGCGTGGCTGGACCTGCACGGTAGGGCTGGACTATGCGGAGCTGAGCGACTGGGCGGCAGTCAACCTCCATTTCCGGCGGGGTGCAGACCGGTTTGACATCAACCACGCATGGATTTGCCTTCAATCCAAAACCCTGCCGCGGATCAAGGCTCCGTGGCAGACGTGGGCGAAGGAAGGACACCTGACGGCGGTGGACGATGTGAGCATCAGCCCTGATCTGATTGCGGCATACATCCAGGACGCTGCCAGATGCTACAACATCAAGGCGCTGGCAATGGACCACTACCGGTGGACGCTGGTTTCCGAAAGTATGCGCGCCATCGGCTTTGACGCTGCGGACAAGAACCGGGTGAAGCTGGTACGGCCATCAGACATTATGCAGGTGGAGCCGGTGATCCAAGAATGCTTTGACCGGGAGCTGTTTTACTGGGGCGACCAGCCGCACCTTCGATGGGGCGTGAATAACACCAAGCGGGTCCGCAGCTCACGGAAGCAGGGAGTCGATACCGGAAACTTTATCTACGCCAAAATCGAGGCAAAAAGCCGAAAGACAGACCCCTTTATGGCATTGGTGGCCAGTATGACGATCGAACCGCTGCTGGGCACCGGTGCTCCGCTGGCGGCCCCGTTGATGGGGGCCATCAGACTATAGCGGTCCGAATCGGACCGGAGAAAGGCTGAACTATGGGATTGAGATTTTTTGAATGGCTGGCGGGAAAGGGTGGACGAACCGCCACGGCGGAGGTCTCCTGTCAGGAGCTATTGGCGGCGGCCGAAGACTTTCAGGCGCGGCAGCTTTCCTTCTGGACCTGCGTGAACATGGTGGCCAACGCCGTGGGCCGCTGCGAGGTAAAGACCTTCCGGGGGCGGGAGGAGATCCAGGAGCAGGAGTATTACCTGTGGAATGTGGAGCCCAACGTGAACCAGAACAGCTCCGCATTCTGGCACAAACTGATCGCCAAGCTGTTTTTGGACAATGAAGCGCTGGTGATCTCCAGTAAGCGGCGGGACGGCATGGACGCGGTGATGGTGGCGGACAGCTGGCAGCAGAACACCTTCTGGCCGATGCGGATGAATGAGTACATCAACGTGACGGTGGGCGACACCGCCTATGAAAAAACCTTCCGGGAAAACGAGGTGCTGCATTTAAAACTCCACCACAACGCCATGCGCCCGGTGGTGGACGGTCTGTGCCAGTCCTACATGCGGCTGGTGGCAGCGGCTATGAGCCGCTATCAGTGGGAGCGTGGGCAGCACTGGAAGGTCCACGTCAATCAGATCGCATCCGGCACGCAGGATTTTGAGCAAAATTTTGCCAAAATCATCGAGCAGCAGATCAAACCGTTTTTTGGCAGCGGCGCGGCGGTGCTCCCGGAGTTTGACGGCTATGACTACCAGCAGGTCAATAAAACTGGCGAGGGAAAGCAAAGCGACAGCCGGGACGTGCGGAACCTGATCGAGGACATTTTTGATTTTACCGCCCGGGGCTTTCTGATCCCCGCTGTGCTGGTGAACGGCACCGTTCAGGGCACAGCGGACGCCAACAGCCGCTTTTTGACCCAGTGTATTGACCCCATCTGCGATCAGCTCCAGGAGGAGATCACCCGAAAGCGGTACGGCTTTGACGGTTGGAAACAGGGCAATTTTGTCCGGGTTGATTCCTCCGCCATCCTCCACTTTGACATGTTTGCCAACGCTGCCAACGTGGAAAAGCTGGTGGGCAGTGGCGCCTTCTCGGTCAACGATGTGCTGCGGGCGGCCAATCAGGCCACCATCAACGAACCGTGGGCCGACGAGCACTTTTTGACTTTGAACATCGCGCGGATCCTAGAAGCCGCGCAGCAGATGAACGCACAGAAAGGAGACAGCGGGAATGAGTAATCCCAAGCAGAAGGAACGGAGGATGTGGGCGCTTAAGCAGCGGGCGGAGGACGCCAAGACACTGGAGCTTTACATCTACGGAGACGTGGAGGGCGACAGCTATGACTGGTGGACCGACGAGACGATCCAGAGCGAGACCAGCGCCAACGCCTTCCGGGACGCGCTGGCGGAGCATCCGGAGGCGACGGAGATCGCCGTGTACATCAACAGCTACGGCGGCAGTGTATTTGAGGGCACGGCCATCTACAACCAGCTCAAGCGGCACAGCGCCCACAAGACGGTGTATGTGGACGGCTTTGCCTGTTCCATCGCCTCGGTCATCGCAATGGCCGGCGACACGGTGGTGATGCCGCGCAACGCCCTCATGATGATCCACAACATGAGCATGGGCATTTACGGAAACGCAGCTGAGCTGCGAAAGGCCGCAGACAATCTGGACACCATCAATCAGGCGGGGATGGAAGCCTATCTCCAAAAAGCCGGTGACAAGCTGGACCCGGATACCCTGAAGGAAATGTATGACGCGGAGACCTGGCTGACGGCTGAACAGTGCATGGAGCTGGGATTGGCCGACCGCTACGCGGAAAAGGACGCGGACATGACCCAGGCTGCGGCTCTGCTGCAAAAGGCCAACCTGACTTTGGAGCAGCGGATCACCGTGCAGAAAAGTCTTGCCGCCCAGCTCCGGCAGTTGACGGCGGACACTGGTCATAAACCGCCTTGCCCTCCTGATCCGAAAGACCCGGAGCCTCAGCCCGAACCCCAGCAGAAAAACCGTATTATGAGCCTGTTTGGCTAAAAATGAAAGGAGAACATTATGCAGAACAATGACATCCGGAGCCGCGAGGAGCTCCGCACACTCATCCAGAAGGCAGTTGCCGACAATGACCCTGCCAGCTTCCAGGCAGCTTTTGACGAAATGCTCCAGCGTGTGGGCCTGGACGTAAAGCAGGAGTATGAGCAGCAGCTTGCCGACCTTCGCCAGGAAATGGACAGCCGTATCCTGACGGCCCGGGGCGTCCACCAGCTCACCGGCGAGGAGCACGCTTACTACCAGAAGCTGGGCGAGGCCATGAAGGCCATTGATCCCCGGCAGGCCGTGACCGGCATGGACGCTGTGCTGCCCAAGACGGTGATCGACTCCGTTTTTGAGGATCTCCAGACCAATCACCCCCTGCTGAGCCGCATCAACTTCCGGGCCACCGGCGGCGCCGTGGAGATCATGGTGAACACCAACGGCTACGAGGAGGCGGCGTGGGGCGATCTCTGCGACGACATCGTCAAGGAGCTGACCTCCGGCTTTAAGAAGATCCCCGCCCAGCTGCTGAAGCTCTCCGCTTTCTTGCCGGTGTGCAAGGCCATGCTGGATCTTGGCCCCGAGTGGCTGGACCGCTATGTGCGCGAAGTGATGTACGAGGCATTCGCCAACGGCATGGAGGCGGGCATCGTAACCGGCGACGGCGACAAGAAGCCCATCGGCATGACCCGCCAGGTGGGCGACAACGTGGTCGTGACCGGCGGCGCGTATCCCGAGAAGGCGGCGGTCAAGGTCACCGACCTGAACCCCTCCACCGTGGGTAACCTCATCTCCATCATGGCGGCCGACCCCAACGGCAAGGCGCGCCGTGTGCGCGATGTGATCATGCTGGTCAACCCGCAGGACTATTACCAGAAGGTCATGCCCGCCACTACGCTGATGGCCCCCGACGGCACCTATCGCAACGACGTGATGCCGTATCCCATGACCATTATTCAGACCCCCGCGCTGAGCCGGGGCAAGGCAGTGATGGGCCTCTCCAACCGGTATCTGGCTATGGCGGGCACCGCGCCCAATGGCCGCATTGAGTACAGCGACCACTACCATTTCCTGGAGGACGAGCGGGTGTATCTCATTAAGGGCTACGCCAACGGTATGCCTCTGGACAACAACGCCTTCCTGCTGCTGGATATTTCCGGCTTGAAGCCCGCCACCTGGAAGGTGACGCAGGTAACGGAGACCGCACCCTCTGACGACGCCACTCTGAGCGCCCTGTCTATTGGCTCTCAGGCCCTGTCCCCCGCTTTTGCCGCCAGCACCGTGACCTACACGGCGGAGACCACCAACGCCACCAACACCGTGACCGCTGTCCCCTCTGACGCAGGCGCGGAGATCGAGGTGCTAGTGAACAACCGCAAGATCGACAACGGCAGCGCCGCCACCTGGCAGACCGGCAGCAACACGGTGAAGGTCAACGTCACCGCCGCTGACGGCACCGCCAAGAAGACCTACACGGTCACCGTTACTAAGAGCTGATGGCGGATCGGAACAGCCTGCCGCCCGGCCTGCTGTCCGATGTGGAAAACTACCTGAACATCACCTGGAGCGATGAGGCCACGGATACCAAGGTATCCGGGCTCATCGCCTCCGGGATGGGGTACCTGGACAAGAAGGCCGGAAGCCCGCAGGACTATACAGCGGACGGCGACGCCCGGACGCTGCTGATGGAATACGTCCGCTACGCCAGAGACAGCGCTTTGGACGTATTTGAAAACAACTATCAATCTCTCATTTTGAGTATGCAGAGCGAAAGGCGGGTGAACGCGTATGCCATGGAAAGCGCCGTATCGCCCTCGCCGTGACAGCGAGGTCACTCAAACCTATTCCGACGGACTGGTCAAGGTCTATGCCGTTGCAGATACGGCGGCGCCGGGCTACAAGCCTGTGGAGGGTTTGACATTCAAGGCCGCTTTGCGGTACGAGGAGCGGCGTCTTGGCATCCAGCGGTATTACGAGGGAAAACAGAATCAGGCTCAGATCGAGCGGGTGCTGCGGGTTCCACGGGTCCCAGGCGTAAGCAGTCAGGATGTGGCTGTAACGGAGGACGGCAAGCAGTACCGCATCGATCTGATCCAGACAACAACCGACGTTTTCCCGGAAAGCATGGATCTGACGCTGCTGCGGATCGAGCAGAAATACGAGGTGCCCCATGACCACCTGGTATGAGCGAGTGATCGCCGCCCACCGGGCGGTGACGGACGCGGTGAGCCACGCCGCCCGACTCAAATCCGACCGCTATTTTGTGTGGCAGGAGGACGGCAGCCATGATCTTCCCGGAGACAACGGCCACGGGGAGACCGCCGTCACCGGCACCACGGATCTGTTTACCAAATCCGAGTTTGACCCTTGGGTGGAGCAGCTGGGCGAGAGCTTCAGCGTCCATGGCATTTCCTGGACGCTGAACTCCGTCCAGTACGAGGCGGACACCGGCTTTACCCACTATGAGTGGGTGTGGGAGGTGTCCTGATGGCAACCATTACGTTTAAAAGCGGCGAGGAATATATGCTGAAGCTTACCCGGCTGGAAAAAGAGGCTGTGGAAAAAGTCTGCGGCCCTGCCATCCATGACGGAGCAAAGGTTGTGGCTGATGCCATCCGGGCAGAATTGCAGACTGTTCCCACAGACGAGGGCTGGGGCACGCAGGAGAATCCAGTCCGCGGACCCAAGAAAACGCAAAAGGCTGCGCTGCTGGGGACCCTCGGTATCACATCCATGCAGAAGGACAATGACGGAATGTATAACGTCAAAATCGGTTTTGACGGGTATAACAACATCCGCTCCAAGCGCTGGCCCCAGGGGCAACCGAATCAAATGGTTGCCCGGGCCATTGAAAGCGGTACCAGTTGGATGAGCAAAAACCGTTTTGTAGGCAAGGCTGTGAGCCGGGTGAAAAAGCAGGCGCTTACCGCTATGCAGAAGCGGGCGGAGAGCGAGATCAACAAAATTATGAAGTGAGCGCGTGTCCGAATCGGACCGCGAGAAAGGAGCGCACATGGCAACCATTGGTTTGAGCAAGCCGTATTACGCCATCTATGCCGAAGCCGGCGGCGTGGTGAGCTATTCTGACGGTGCGGTAATGGGCAAGGCCACAGAGGCCAATATCTCCATTGAGACTACGGAGGACAACAACCTCTATGGCGACAACGGACTGGCGGAAACAGATCGTCGCTTTGCCAACGGCACCCTGACCCTGTCTACTACCGATCTGAGTCAGGAGGTCAGCAAGGCCATTCTGGGCCTGACGGAGCAGGCGATCACCGGGATCGATGGCGTGACGGATACCTCCGTAAAGGAGCTGGTTTACGATGATACGCAGGTGACCCCCTATCTGGGCGTTGGGTTCATCATCAAGAAGAAGGTCAACGGCGCGTATAAGTGGCGGGGCGTGGTGCTGCCAAAGGTCATGTTTTCCGTGCCGGAAGACGCGGCCACCACGCAGGGCGAGTCTATCGAGTGGCAGACCCCGGAGCTGACCGGCACCATCATGCGGGATGATTCCCCCACTCACATGTGGAAGCGCGAAGCGACCTTCACCACAGAGGCTCAGGCTGAGGCGTATATCAAGAATCGCCTCTCGATCACGGTGGCAGCATGAGAACGGCCAGTATTGAAATCGGCGGAAAGGCGCACCTGCTGTGCTTTTCCGCACGGGTGGTCCGGGCAGTGACGGAACGCTACGGCGGCGTGGAGCACATTGATACGGCACTCTCAGCCGGTGACCCGCTCAAGGCACTGGATGAGGCGGTGTGGCTGCTGGCGACCATGATGGACGGCGGCGCCCGGTATGCCAAAATAAACGGACTGGAAACCGCGCCTCCGTTAACAGCGGATGAACTGCTGGACGTGATGGATCTGAACGATTTTGGCCAGCTCCGTACAAAAATCACGGAGGCTGTAGTCTCCGGCAGAGAGACTCACGTGGAGGCGGACCCCGGAAAAAACGCGGAAACCACTCCGGCGGCCCCTTAGCGCCGGAGTGGTTTTTGTGGTATGGAATGGCTGTCGGCCTGACCTACACCGAGGCGCTGGATGTGCCGTTTGGAGAGCTGCTGGACTATATCGCCATTGAGCAGATCAAGCGGGAGGGTTTTGCCCCCAAGCACGCTTTGACAGATGACGAAATTATCCCAAATGTGAGGTGAGACGATGGCGGTCGATATTGGCCCGAAAATCGGCATTGACGGCGAAAAGGAATTTAGAGAATCCCTCCGAACCATGGGACAGCAGCTTAAAACTCTTGGTACGGAGATGAAGGCGGTGACCTCCGCTTTTGACGTTGACAACGACAGCCAGAAAAAGCTGGCGGCGCAGTCCGACGTGCTGAACCGGCAGTTGGAAGTCCAGCAGCAGCGCCTGGGCGAGGTGCAGAAGGCACTGGACTACGCCAAGGCCAACTACTCTGAAAACAGCAGTGAGGTACAGCGGTGGCAGCAGGCGCTGAACAACGCCACCACCGATGTAAACCGCACGAAAAAGCAGCTCAACGAGCTGGAGACCGGCGTGGAAGGCGTAGGCGACGCCATGGACGGCGCTGGACAGAAAACCAGCGTTTTTGGCGATGTGCTGAAAGCAAATCTGCTGGGCAGCGCTATCGTGTCCGGCATCAAGGCAGTAGCCAGCGGGATCAAGTCTCTCATCAGCGGCGCTATTGAGGGCTACGGTGAGTATGAGCAGCTGGTGGGCGGCGTGGAAACACTGTTTGGCAGCTCTGCCGACACGGTGATCAAAAACGCGGAGAACGCCTACAAAACGGCGGGCCTTTCCGCCAACGCCTATATGGAAACGGTGACCAGCTTCTCCGCGTCCCTGCTCCAGTCCATGGGCAATGACACGGAAGCCGCGGCTAAAAAGGCGGATCTGGCGCTCACGGATATGTCGGACAACGCCAACAAGATGGGCACGGACATGCAGTCTATCCAGAACGCCTATCAGGGCTTCGCCAAGCAAAACTATACCATGCTGGACAACCTGAAACTGGGATATGGCGGCACGAAGGAGGAAATGCAGCGGCTGATCGACGATGCCAACGCCTTGAATGCCGCTCAGGGCAACTACACCAATTACAGCATTGAGAGCTACGCGGATATTGTGGACGCCATCCACACGGTCCAGACGGAAATGGGGATCACCGGTACTACGGCACTGGAGGCATCCACCACCGTGGAGGGCTCTATCAACTCCATGAAGGCGGCATATCAGAATTTTGTCACGGGTCTGGGCGATCAGAACGCCGATATCGGCGCTCTGACCGAGGAACTGATCCAGAGCGCCGGAAATGTGGCGAAAAACGTGCTGCCGGTCATTGAGTCCGTGGTGAAGAACATTGCAGAAACCGTAAGGGAACAGGGGCCGGACATGATCACAAGGTTTGTGGCCTATGCTACGGAAAAGCTGCCGGAGGTGCTGAAGCTGGGCATTCAGTTGATCGTATCTCTGGTAAAGGGGCTGGCGCAAAATCTGCCGGAACTGCTCCGGGGTACGCTGGCGCTGGTAGATACCATCATCAGTACCTTTTTGGATTCCCTTCCGGACATCATCGAGGTCGGCAAGGACATCGTCCGGGGGCTGTGGGAAGGCATCAAGGCTATGGCCAGCTGGATCGGAGAAAAGGTCTCCGGCTTTGTCGGCGGCCTCGTGGACGGCGTCAAAGGCGTGCTGGGGATCCACTCGCCCTCCCGGGTGTTTGCCGGAATCGGCCAGAATATGGCGCTGGGTCTGGGGCAGGGCTTTGAAAAGCAGATGCAGAGCGTCACCGCCGGGATCCAGGACGCCATCCCCACGCCGACGGTGGATACCGTCTATAATGCCGCTGCCGGTCTGGTGAACGGACTTGCGGCACAGAGCGCCGGAAGCCCCGGCGGCAGCTATACGATCAACCTCATCCTGCAAAACGGCCAGCAGATCGCCAGCTGGCTTCTGCCTGATCTGCGGGACGCGGCCAGAAGCAACCCGGAGGTGGCAACGGCATGACACAGTTGATTATCAACGGCATTTATCTGCCGGAAACCAGCAGGGACAAGTATCAATGCTATCCCGGAGAATTGTCTGTTAACGTGCAGATGATCTCCGGCCGGACGGTACAGGAGGTCCGGGGCCATGTGCAGATGATCACATGGAGTTACGATTACATGGGCAACGCCCTCTGGCGGCAGCTGGCGGCGGTGCTGCGCTCCGGTAAGGCGTTCCCGGTGGTGTATCTGCCGGACGATTCCGACACTATGTCCACCGGCACGTTTTTAGTGGAATCCATGACACAGCCAACCTACGCTTTTTCTCGGAATGGTGTAGGGCTGTGGCACAATGTAGGCTTTACGCTGCGGGAGGTGACGCCGCATGATTAAAAGCGGGCAGGCGTATCATGCGGCGATCACAGGAGACGCGCGGCGGGTGCTGCTGCGGGCGGTCATTGACATCATTTCCCCGGACATCGTGTTTGGCGCCGGGGAGGCCTCCGGGCAGATTCCGTGGAGCAAGCCGGAGCAGCTCCACAATAAGGTTTTTGGAAATCCCGCCAAGTACGCTACGTTAGAGCGTGATCGGTGGGCGCTGGACGGGACGTGGGACCTTCTCCCGGACGATCCCACTCAGGCGGTGGGCCAGATGGGCTACATTGGCAACGTTCTTTCCAGCACGGACGGGACGTTTTCCACGCCGCCGTGGGTGGAGCTGCAATTCTCCGGCGTGTCTGTCTTGCAGGCGTGCTCGGTATATTTCCCGGGCAATGACTATGACGGGCTTCCGGAGGATTTTACGGTGGAGGTCAAGCAGGGCGGTACGGCATACCACACGCGGACGTACACCGGCAACACGGCATCCTCCGTATCGCTGGAGGGCTTCACGGTCAACAATCCGGACGCCATCCGGGTGACGGTGACCAAATGGTCCCGGCCCGGTCGGCGGATGCGGGTGGTGGAGATCGTCCCCGGCGTGTACGAGGGCTGGGACGGCGGTATGATTGCGGAGTTCAGCGTGAAGCAGCAGGGCAACATCGCAGCCACGGCGCTGCCGTATGGCACGTGCATCCTCAAGATCGACAACCTCTCCCGGCGGTTTGAGCCACGAAAGAAAAACGGACTGTTTCAGTCCATCGAGGAGCGGCAGGGGATTGACGTCTCGCTGGGCGTCCGGCTGGCGGACGGCACGGACGAGTACAAGCGGCTGGGGATCTTCTACCAGTACTCCGGCGGCTGGAAAACCGGCGACAACGGCCTGACGATGCAGTGGAATCTGGTGGACATTATCGGCCTGCTGGCAAACCGGGAATTTCTGGCACCTGCCACCTTCCCCACTACGCTGGGCGGGTGGATCGGGGCGCTGGCGGCGCAGCTGGGCGTGAATTTCAAGGATCGCTGGCACGTGGACCCCAACTACACGGCCCTGCCGGTGACGGTGCGGACGGCAGAGAATGTGCAGGGAAAGAAGTGCGGGGACATTCTCCGCTGGGTGTGTCAGGCCACGGGCACATGGCCCCGGGCGGACGCCTCCACTGGAGACCTAACCGCTGAGCCGCTTTGGAGCGAGGGCAACAAAGTGACACTGGACAACCTCAACGGCTACCCGGTTATGAAGGCCAACGGGGACGTGGCGGCGCTGATCTTTACCCTAAACGATGGGTCGGGTACGAAATACATCGTGTCCGGCAATGCCACATCGTCCAGTGAGACGGTGAGCATCGACAATCCGTTCATTAAAACTGAGGCGCAGGCGCTGGCGGCGGCGCGGCTCATTCTCTCCACCTACGGCGGTAACGTGCTGGATCTGACGGGCCGGGGCGATCCGTCCTCCGAGATTGGGGACGTGGAGACAGTGTGGCTGGACGAAAGTCAGGCCACCACGGCGCGGCTGACTATGCAGACGTTCCAGTTTTCCAATGGCGTCATGCAGGGCTGCCAGAGCCAGCTGCTACAGGCAGACGGCAGCTTTCTGTATCAAGGGCGGGAGATCATCACCACACCCGGCACATGGAAGGCCCCGGCGGGGAAAAAGTCTCTGCGGGTCATCCTCGTGAGCAAGGGCGGCGACGGCACCCGCGGACAGGATGGCACATGGGACGCTGCCGGTGCGGACGGCGTGGACGGTCTGGGCGGTCTGGTATGGGCCGCAACCATCAACATTAACGATGGGCAAGAGTTTCCAGTGGCCTTCGGCGAGGACACCACCTTCGGCGCGTACTCCTCCGCCAACGGCAAGCGCTACGATAACGGCTACACAGACGTGGCCAGCGGCGACAGCTTCGCCCGGACGGGCGTGGCAAAGCCCAGAGCGGGAACCGGAGACGGCGGGGCGAAGGGCATCGGCGGCACGCAGGGGCGGCGGCAAAAAATAACGTGGGAAGATGAAGGTGGTTTTTCTCACAGCTATTGGAAAATCTACAGTTATCCTGGCGTTGGTGCGGATGGCGCGATGGGCGCTTCCGGCTGCGCGGTGGTCTATTGGGATAAGGAGGAAGCATGAGTGATTACACAATGCTCCTTCCTAAAATCACATCAGTGAACTTTACGCCAAATCCTGTGGACATCAACGCAAAAACAAAGCTGACAGTAACGGTCACAGAGGAAACCATTGTTTTAGAGCCGGAGATCTGGTATTCCGGCGAGATCTACGCCGGGGAGGTTTAACATGGCGATCAAAACAGTACAGGCAATTATCAACGGCCAATCGTACACCCTGACCCTCAACAGCGGGACGGGCAAGTACGAGGCTACCATCACAGCGCCGGGAAAAACGTCCTTCAACCAGCCCGACGGCTACTACAACGTACAGGTCAAGGCCACCAACGAGGCCGGGACGGTCGGCACGGCGGACGCCTCCACTATGGCGGGGCTGAAACTGGTGGTGAAAGAGCGGGTGGCTCCCGTCATCACCATTATTTCGCCGTCTACCGGCGCATACGTCAGCAACAGCAAGCAGCCAGTGGTCTTTACCGTTGTGGACGAGGCGGACGGCTCCGGCGTGGATCTGTCCACGCTGGTGGTCAAGCAGGACGGCGTGGCGGTGGCGTCCTCCGCCATTACCTCCACGGCCATCGCCAACGGCTACCAGGTGACGTACACACCGGCCACGGCCCTCAAGGACGGCAGTCACACCGTCACGGTGGACTGCCGTGACCATGACGGCAACGCGGCGGCGCAGAAGACCACCACCTTCAAGGTGGACACCGTACCGCCCACCCTTAACATCACGGCACCCGTGGCGGGCCTCATCACGGCATCCCCGGCCCAGACAGTGGCGGGAACCACCAACGATGCCACCAGCAGCCCCGTGACCATCAGCATCACCCTCAACGGCGTGGATCAGGGCGCGGTGACGGTGGCCTCCAACGGCAGTTTTACCAAGTCGGTGACGCTGCGGGAGGGCAGCAACACCATTGTGGTGACGGCCAAGGACGCGGCGGGCCAGAAGACCACGGTCTCCCGGACGGTGACGCTGGACACCTCCGTGCCGGTCATCAAGTCGGCCACCATCACGCCCAACCCAGTTGACGCGGGCAAGTCGATGGTGATCGCGGTAGAGATCGTATGAGCACGCAGGTTTTAAGCGTCACGCTGCCCTCTGAGATCATTTATGTGACGGGCACCGTCAACGGGACGGCCTACACATGGACGCTGATCGAGGGGGCGTGGACGGCTACGGTGGACCGGGCAGTGGATGATACCTATCACGTTGCCCTCACCGCCGCCAATGCGGCGGGGACAAGCACCAACTTTGACCTGACGCTCTACTACGGGCTACTGACTCTCGTTACAGACCGGACGGCGATGGATGTGGCGAACAAGACTGCGAAGGGGTTTTACAACGCCACGGACCTCAACCGGGTAGGTGCGGCGGTTGAGTATGTAGCGGGACGGTTCCAGGCGCTTGGCTATGATTGCCCGGTAAGCGTGAAAAAGGACTGGTCCGAATCGGACACACCAACGGCCAGCCAGATGGAGACGTACCGGCAGAACATTGCCACCCTGCGGCGGCAGATCGCAGTGATGCAGTCCACGCCGGAAACGCCGGAGACGATCCGGCAGCTGGACTACATCCGGGCCAACAACATCGAGCAGATCTTGCTTGACCTTGATGCGCTGATCAACAAACTCATAAAATCGTGGTACTTCTCCGGCGAGCTGTACGCCGGAGAAGTGTGAAAGGAGAATGGTATGCAAGACAGAGTATCTTTGTATCCGGGCCGGGTAAAGCTGACGCCGGTGCCCGGGCAGGAAAACACCTTCGACCTGGTCCGCGCTGACCAGCCGACGCAGGAAGGCACGCATTTGAACAAGGCGAGTTTGCTCAAAGACAAAACAGCGGAATCTTTTGGACTCGGGGCCGATTCATTTCCGGATGATGTTTTGCAAATACTTTCTCGATTGCACACACATCTGGGCGATGATTATTTATGGCGAAAGCAATCAATTTCCGGCGTACTCAAAGAGGCCACTGAACCTAGCTCGTTAGGGAGAATGCCAGAAGATGATACGTTTTATTATTACGACTCAGTGCAGCTAGATTTGACTAACAAAAAAATTGTGGGGGTTGGAGAGCACAAAATTGTAAATCAGTCCAATGGATCCGTTGAATGGGACAAGGTTATTGGAAAATACATGCTTTATCCATATGTCGAGGATTCGTGGCCCGTAAATACCTTCTATCGAGTTACTAAACGCGACCCACCCTACGATGCTATTTTTGAAGGATATGCACAATACTCGGAGTTCACTTTAGGCCCTGCACAGTATCTCAATTCTCCGAATGCTGATGCGTATCCTAGCGGCGTTGTAGGTGGCATTCAGTATGATGCGCTGGGAAAGATAGGCGACAAGTTGCAAATACAGACTGGAACCTACGTAGGCTCTGGCGTATACACTTCGGATAATCAAAACAGTTTGACATTTAATTTTGTACCTAAAATCGTCATTGTGATGAAGGAAACACTTACAGGGTTAGGGAGCCAAGCTACTTTTATATACATTGGCCAGCCGGGGTATACCTCTGATAAACTATTTACGTTACAGGACAAGACACTATACTGGCATAGTTCGAGGTCGGCAACAAACCAGTGCAATGAATCTGGAACCACTTATTACTACGTTGCTATCGGATAAAGGAGAAACAAAATGATTATCATTGAACTTGCACCGTTGAAAAACGGAGCTCACCGCAATCAAACCACCAGTGGGCTATTGCCCGTTCCGAATGGCTGGGCGGCAGTCCCGGAGTGGATGGAGATCCCGAAGACGTTTCCTTTTGTTGAGATTAAGGCAGAGGACGGCGTAGTGGTCAACATGACTGCCGGTGCGGCACCAGACCCGAAGCCGGAGCCTCCCACCACGGACGAGCGGGTGGCGAAGCTGGAAAACGAAAACAAGCTGCTGCGGGAGCAGGTGAGCGCTCAGGCGGATCAGGCGGAGTTTTACGAGGAGTGCATCGCCGAGATGGCGGCGATCGTCTATGCGTGAGTTCTGGGCGGAGGCCGCCCTGACCCTATATTTTTTACTATCGAAAGGAGCAAGAGACATGATGGCTATGTTGTTTGCGCAAAGAGTGATTCTGGGGAAGACCGAGTTTGAGAAGGTCCCCGCGAAGCTGAAGCAGCAGGTGGCGGAAATCCTAATCAACGAGTGCGGTCTGCCGGAGCTGGTGCCTGCGGAGTTTGGGGGCACGGCGAAGGTGGAGTAACAAAAGAGCCGCCCAGTGGGCGGCGCAGAAAATTGACAAAGCAAGGCGAATCGTGTATGATGGGGTTCGCCAGTAAGAGCGGTACGGTTGTTTCCCCGTAAAGGGGGTGACCGCATGAGCACAGCAGAAACCATTGCGTTACTTATGCTTGTGATTGCGGCTATCAAATTAGGCGTTGACCTAAAGAAATAACCGCCACCTAAATCGGCAGCGGCTTTTCTACGGATTCTAAATCTGTTGGGGAACGACCTGCACCGACCAAAGTGAGCCGTCCTTACTGGCCCTATTATATACATGCCCACGCCGCTTTGTCAAGGATGACAAGGCGGCTTTTTTTGATCGGAAAGCATGTAGACGCCTTAAAACTGCAACTTTTTAAGGAGTGTGTTATGACGGAGACGATAATCTGCGCCCTCATCACAGGGGGGCTGACGCTGATGGGCGTGCTCATCGCCAACGGCAAACAGCAGGCGATCACCGACACCAAATTAGACGAGCTGACCCGCGAGGTGCGGGAGCACAACAGCTTCGCCCAGCGGGTGCCGGTGATCGAGGAACAGATCAAGGTAATCAATCACCGGATCCAGGATCTGGAGCATATCAGTGAACGCTGAAAGGAGAACGCTATGGAAAACATCAAGAAACGGCTGGGCAATCTGCTGGCGGTAAAAAGCCTGGTGACCATCACGCTGACGGTGGTGTTCGCGGTGCTGGCACTGCGTGGGGATATTACCGGGACGGAGTTTTTGACCATCTTCACCACGGTCATCGCATTCTACTTCGGCACCCAGCGGGTAGCCGAGGACAAAAACGGTTGAAACCGGTTGAACACTCAACCGAAAATTTGAAAGGGGTACATACCATGGAAAAGATCTACGAGAACATCATCAGCGAGGGCAAGAAGAACGGCAAGGCCGTGGAGACCATCAACGCAGAGCTGAAGGAGGCCGGTGCCAACTTCCACCTGAATTCCGACGGCGGCGTGGCCAACTGGACGGAGCAGGAGATGAAAGAGGGCTTCATCCCCGCAGAAACCCAGCCGGAGGACGTGAAGCACCTGCATGACTATATGCGGTACGATGTCGCGAAGGCCGGTCAGACCGTGCGGGCGGAGACCCCGGAGGGCACCTACGATATTACGTGGGACGAGGGCGGTCATCCTGAAAAGGCTGTGAGAGTCAATGGTTGATACGTTCGACTGCGCGAGAGCGCAGATCTACCACAACACCGGCAAGCTGACCCCGGCGCAGATCAAGGCCAAGACCGGCTGCACCCACATTATCAACGGCTATCTGTTCAACGGGCGCTTCATTCCAGTTGGCTGGTGCGTGATCGACGGCAAGGTCATCAGCCGGGACAAATACCAGGACTGGGGCGTGTCCATCGGCAGTGACGGCAAGCCGCAGATGCTGACGGACCGGGGCGGATCGTTTTTGTCCGGCGTGCCCATCCTCAAGGCCGGGTCCAAGCTCTACCGGGGCCTGACCGCCGACGTGGCCCGTCCCGCTGCCCGGACGGCGGTGGGCTGGATGCCCAACGGCAAGGTATGCCTGTGGTGCGACAAGGCCAGCCTGACCCGTGAGCAGCTTCAGAACAAGCTGCTGGGGCTGGGCGTGGTGGACGCCCTGATGCTGGACGGCGGCGGCTCCACGCAGGGCATTTTCCCCAGCGGGAAGGTGGTCAGCACCCGAAAGGTGCCTACCATGCTGCTGTTCTGGGAACGGTCTGCCAAGACGGAAGATCAATCCCTCGTATGGGGCAAGGCTCACGGCCTGCTAACGGACGCCAACGCCGGGGAGACCGTGACCCGCGCCGACATGGTCCGGGCGCTGTATCAGATCTGGGGGGATAACCATGGTTGAGATCCACGCTTACAGCAAAGCCGCCTCCGGGGGCAAGCAGCTTTCTGCGCATTTTAAGGTGCGGGAGTTTGCGTGTGGAGACGGCAGCGACGCGGTTTTGGTCGCGCCCCGGCTGGTAATGGTGCTGGAAACCATCCGCGCCCACTTCGGCGCTCCGGTGGTCATTCACAGCGCCTACCGCACGCCGCAGCACAACGCGAAAGTGAACGGCGCGGCCCACAGCCAGCACTGCTATGGCATGGCGGCGGATATTTCCGTCAGCGGCCAGAAGCCGGAGACGGTGGCGGCGTTCGCCCGGACACTGATGCCCGATTGGGGTGGCGTGGGCGTCTACGCCAAGAAGGGCTTTACCCACATTGACGTCCGGGAGAAACGCTCCGACTGGACGGGCTAAACTATTGAGAGGAGGGCCAGAAGATGGCAACATCCACGCGGGAACGCGCTCTGCAAGTCTGGGGAACCCATGGAAAAAACAAACCGAGAGATCCGGGCGCTGTTGTCATCCATGGCCCCGGCCCGGGCGGCGCAGGCCGTCCGGCTGGTAGGGCTTCCGCCTGACGAGGAGACGGCGGTGCTGGCGGTGGACGTCAACGGGCAAAGTTGCCTACAGGCGGCGGCGCTGCTCCACGTCAGCGTGGACGGCCTCGCGAAAATCCGGCGGCGTGCCTACGCCAAGATTGCGGATGATATGCAGGGATGAGAAAAGCCGTGTCCGAATCGGACACGGCTTTTTTCGGGCAGTTTGAGGGCAGAATACAGGCAGTTTCCGGGCAGTTTGGCTGTCCGGATTTTTTGTACTATATAGGTGTAAAGGAGGCGCACACAATGTACGAGCGGCTTTTGGCCTGCGGGTATCCGGCGGAGTTGGCGCGAGATATTGTTGCGCAGACCGATCCGGCGGAGCTGGAACGCTGTGTGCGCATGATTGAGCTTTTATACGATGACCGGAGGGAATATGTATAACCATTTCAACCCCAACCCCTGCGGGAAAAATGTGGGGGATTGCACCGTGCGGGCAATCGTAAAGGCTACCGGCAAGGATTGGGGCGAAATTTATTTGCGGCTGTGCATCCAAGGGTATCTGGATGGTGATATGCCGTCGGCAAACGCTTGTTGGGGGCGGTATCTCCGCAGCATCGGATATCGGCGGTACATCGTGCCGGACACCTGCCCGGACTGCTACACGGTGGGTCAATTTGCGGAGGATCACCCCAAAGGCACCTATATTCTGGCGCTATCCGGCCATGTGGTCTGCGTTTGCGACGGCATGATCTGGGACAGTTGGGACAGCAGCAACGAGAATATCTTGTATTACTGGGTCAAGGAGGATGACTAAAATGGCTTACACACCTTACGGATGGCAAAATCCCTATTACGCACCGCCTATGCCGGATAACCTCATGCAGATGCGCCAGCAGCAGATGCAGCCCATGACACCCCAGATGCCGCAGGCCCCGCAAAACCCGGTGGCGCAGAGCGGCGTGCAGTGGGTCAGTGGGGAACAGGAGGCCCGAAACTGGATGATCGCGCCCAACGCCGCTGTGGCGTTGTGGGATAGCTCCGCGCCTACGGTGTACCTCAAAAAGGCAGATGCCAGCGGTAAACCCTCACTTACGATCTACGACCTCGTAGAACGCGCAGAAACGCCCCATACAGCGCCCACGACAGACCCGGTGAAGTTTGTCACCCGAGAAGAATTTGACGCGCTGGCGGCGGTCGTGGACGGCATGAAGGGCAAAAAGAAGGCGAAGGAGGCGGACGCGGATGGCTAACCCATTTTTCAACGCGCTTGGCGGCGGGAACACGCCGGTAGGCCGGTTTCAGCAGATGATGCAGCAGTTTAATCAATTCCGCTCCTCGTTTCAGGGGGACCCGAAGGCGGAAGTGGAGAAACTTCTGCAATCCGGCAAAATGTCTCAGAGCCAGTTGAACCAGCTGCAGGAAATGGCGAAACAGTTTCAAGGGCTTATAAAGTAATCAACATCGTGGCCACGATTTGATGAATAAAAAATCGAAAGGAGTTTTTCTATGTCTCTTTCCTCTGACGGCGCTCCCATGCTGACGATGCCTGTGGCTCCCGCAAATTCCGGCGGCAGCGGCGGCTTTGGCTGGGGCGGTGACGGTGCATGGTGGATCATTATCCTGTTTTTGTTTGTTTTTTGCGGCTGGGGCGGCAACGGCTGGGGCAACAACGGCGGCAATGGCGGCGGCGTGGTCGACGGCTATGTGCTGACCTCTGACTTTGCCAATGTTGAGCGCAAGATCGACAGTGTAAACGACGGCCTGTGCAACGGTTTTTACCAGCAGGCGCAGCTCATCAACAACACCAACATGGCAATGGCAAACGGCTTCGGACAGGCCGAGCTTTCCCGCGCCAACCAGCAGGCGGCACTCATGCAGCAGCTGACTGCCATGCAGATGCAGGCCGCCGAGTGCTGCTGCAACACCCAGCGCAGCATCGAGGGCGTGCGCTATGATATGGCGGCGCAGGCTTGCGACACCCGGAACACGGTGCAGAACGCCACCCGGGACATTATCGACAATGCCAACAGCAACAGCCGCGCGATCCTCGATTTCCTGACCCAGAGCAAGCTGCAGGATCTCCAGAGCGAGAATCAGGGCTTGAAGCTGGCCGCATCTCAGGCGGCACAGAACAGCTATCTGGTGTCTCAGCTCCGGCCCTCTCCCATTCCGGCCTACACGGTGCAGAACCCCTATTGCTGCAACCAGTTTGCCGGTTGCGGCTGCTGACAACTGCATAGCGTAGCTTTTTGCCGATAATGGCAAAATGATCGGCCCCGTGTCGATGCTAAACCAAAGCGGCGGGGCAATAGCCCTGCCGCTGATTTTATGAAAGGAGTTTTCTATGCCTGAATACACTGCGATTGCCACGCAGACTGTGGCGGCAAATCAGAACGTGCTTTTTACCGAGGCACCGATCCCCTGCACAAAGGGCCTTGTCACTCACCGGGTAGGCTCTGGCCTGTTTAATCTTCGGGGGAACTGTTCCCAGTGCCGCATCCGCTACAAGGTGGACTTTATCGGCAACATCGCCGTAAGCACCGGCGGAACCCCCGGCCCCATCTCCGTTGCCATTGCGGTTGACGGTGAGCCTCTGCCGTCCTCCGTTGCGACGGTGACGCCCACAGCGGCGGGGGCATTTTTTAACGTGGCGGCATCCGAGTACGTTGACGTTACAAAGGGCTGCTGCGCGTCGCTGTCCATCCGCAACGTTAGTGGCGAGGACATTGACGTGAGAAACGCGAACCTTATCATTACCAGAGTTTGCTGAGAAAGGAGAACACAATGGGAATGAAATCTATGTATGAACTGCGGGATATGCTCTGCAAGGAACTTGACGAGCTGATCCGCAAGGGCGAGCTGGGTGCCGGGGATCTGGACATTGCCCACAAGCTGACCGATACCATCAAAAACATCGACAAGATCGAGGCGATGGACGAGCGCGGCTATTCCGGGCGGTATCTGGACGATGATCTGCGCGGTTATAGCCGTGGCAGCTCCTATGCCCGGAGACATTATGTCCGTGGCCATTACAGCCGCGACGACGGCCGGGAATCTATGCGCCGTCAGCTCCGGGATATGCTGGACGATGCTGATGATGATACCATTCGTAGCGCGATCCAGCGCTGCATGGACGCCGTGGAGGGATAAGGGGGTGCGGCCCCATGATCGATGAGCAGGAGTTGTCCTTGTGGATCAAACGGTTGGAGGCGGAGCCGTCCAGTTGGAAAAACTATGAACGGTTGTCGATCCTTTACGCCATCCGATCTCAGCTTAACATTACCGCTTCGGCGGAAAAATCTTTGACCAGACGAGACGTGCTACTCCGCTGGAAAATGGATTTTACCAAAACGGAAGCGGAAAAATGGGCGGCTGGCTTGGAAAACGCTGATGGCACAACTGGCCCACATTGGCCTATTGAGCAGACCAGCGCTTTGGCGGACAGCATGGGGATCTCTGCGGATCAGGTACCCCCGTGGTGCTGGTGGATCACCGTAAATATGATGTACGCCGACTACAGCGAGGTAGCGCTGCACTATGGGATCAAGACCGTTGGCTTTTTTGGCGAGATGGCGCAAGCATTTTTGTTTGACAAAGACGGTCCTGGTTTTCGGGACAAGCTGGCTGCCTACTATTTCGGTATCGTCCAAGCGGGAAAGTAG